GCCGCGCGGGGCGGGGGCGGGGGCCGGGGCCGGCCCCCTGAGGGGGCGGGTGTACGCGGCGGCGGTGATCCTGCCGAGAGAATTGGACATCCCCGGCCTGAATGACTCCAAAAAGCTGACGGAGAAAAAGCGGGAAGCCCTGTACGAAGTCATCACCACTCAGGCGGTTTCCTGGAGCGTGACCCGTGTGGAGGCGTGGGAGATCGACGAGATGGACATTCTCAACGCCCGGATGCTGGCCATGCAGCGGGCCATTGAGGGCCTGTCCGTCCGACCGGATACGGCTTTCATCGACGGCAATCGGGACCACGGCAGCCGGTATGCCATCGAGATGCCCCATCAGCTCATCGTAGGCGGGGACGGCAAAAGCGCCTCCATCGCGGCGGCGTCCATTCTGGCGAAGGTCAGCCGGGACCGGTATGTGTCGGGAGAGCTGGACGCAAAATATCCCCAGTACCAGTTCGCTAAGCATAAGGGATACGGTACGAAGCTGCACTATGAACTGCTGGACCAGTACGGCCCCTGCCCGGAGCACCGGCGCAGCTTTTTGAAAAAGTGGGAGGCCAAACGCCATGGGTAAGACCCAGAGCGCCGGGAACCGGGGCGAGGCGGCGGTGGCCCGCTATCTGCGGCAGAAGGGCTATACGCTGCTGGAAAGTCAGTGGCGCTGCCGGTTTGGTGAATTGGATTTAGTGGCAAAGGACAAGCGAGGGCTCCTCTGCATCGTGGAGGTCAAGCTTCGGGGGAGCGGCTCCATCGCCCTGCCCCGTGAGTTTGTGGACGGCCGCAAGCAGCAGCGGCTCCGCAGTGCCGCAGAGCTGTATCTGGCGGCGAACGAGCTGGACGTACCGGTCCGGTTCGACGTGGCGGAGGTTTATGACGAGGGCGGCAACCTCCGCATTTCCTATATTGAAAACGCATTTATTTAGCCTCATAAAGGAGGAGACCGATATGAAGTATTACAGCACGCGGGATAAGAACGTGTCCCTTTCTGCGGCGGAAGCCGTGAAAATGGGCCTGAGCCGGGACGGCGGTCTGCTGACCCCAACGCGGATTCCTCAGATCGACCGGGCCTTTTTGGAGCGGCTGATACCCATGGAGTACGCCCAGCGGGCGGCGAAGGTCATGGCGCTGTACCTGACGGATTATTCCGAGGAGGAGCTGCTGACCTTTGGCCGGAACGCCTACGGTCCGGCGCAGTTCGATGATCCCGCTGCCGCGCCGGTGCGGAAGGTGGAGAATGGCCTATATTGTTTGGAGCTGTGGCACGGTCCCACCTCCGCGTTCAAGGACATGGCGCTGCAAATGCTGCCTCAGCTTTTGTCCGCCGCACTGCGGAAAACCGGCGAAAAGCGGACAGCCTGCATTTTAGCGGCCACCTCCGGCGATACCGGCAAGGCGGCCATGGCCGGCTTTGCGGATGTGCCCCAGACGTGTATTCAGGTCTACTACCCCAAGGACGGCGTCTCTCCCGTGCAGGAGCGGCAGATGGTGACGCAGGAGGGAGAGAATGTGGATGTCCGGGCGGTCATCGGCAACTTTGATGATGCTCAAGCCGGCGTTAAGCGTATCTTCTCCGATGAGACTGTCCGAGCGGAGCTGGACAAGCGGGGTTATTTCCTGTCCTCTGCCAACTCCATCAACTGGGGCCGTATCCTGCCCCAAGTGGTCTACTACATCTCCGCCTACTGCGATCTGGTGCGGGACGGCGCTCTCACCATGGGGGACAAGGTGAACTTCTGCGTCCCCACCGGCAACTTCGGCGACATTCTGGCAGCGTACTACGCAAAGCGCATGGGCCTGCCGGTAAACAGGCTGATTTGTGCCTCCAACAGCAACAACGTGCTGACGGACTTCCTCCGCACCGGCATCTATGACCGGAACCGGCCCTTCCACACCACCATCAGCCCCTCCATGGACATTCTGATCTCCAGTAATCTGGAACGGCTGCTGTTCGACCTCTCCGGGGAGAACGACGCCGAAATCCGGATGTATATGGATGCACTGGGCAGCGCAGGCCGGTATCAGGTGTCCGACAATATCAAAGCAAAGCTGGACGATGCCTTCTGGGGCGGCTGCTGTTCGGAGGAGGAAACGGAGGAAACCATCCGCCGGTATTGGCAGGATCACAACTACCTCATCGACCCCCATACCGCCGTGGCGGCGGAGGTGCTGGCACAGTACCGCGTCGCTTCCGGGGACGAGACCCCCGCCGCGGGGGTCTCCACCGCCCGCCCACCCAAATTCTGCGGGAGCGTGCTCACCGCCATCGGGGAGACGCCCTGCGGCGATGGACTGGAGCTGCTGGACCAGCTTCACGCGGTCAGCGGCGTCCCGGTGCCCTGCCGTCTGGCGGAGCTGAAAGGAAAGTCCCGCCGCTTTGACAAAACGGTGGAGAAGCAGGCCATGGAGCAGGCGGTGCTGGACTTCCTGAAATAAGTCATCTGAAAAACAACATCGGAAAGGAGGTGCCACCGAATGGCGCTTTACGCCATAGGCGATCTGCATTTATCCCTAAACAGCAACAAGTCCATGGAGGTGTTCGGCCCCGCGTGGGAGAACTATACAGAGCGGATCCGGGCGTCCCTGAGCCAACTGACGGCGGAGGATGTGCTGGTGCTGGCGGGAGACACCTCCTGGGGAATGAGCCTTGAGGAATCCGTGGAGGATTTCCGGTTTCTGGAGCAGTTTCCCTGCAAAAAATATCTCATCAAGGGCAACCACGATTACTGGTGGGCCACCGCCGCTAAGTTCCGCACCTTTTGTGAGGCCAATGGCTTCACCACCCTGGAACTGCTGCACAACAACTGCTTTTTCTACGGCGATCACGCCGTCTGCGGCACACGGGGCTGGTTTTTGGAGGAGGAGCAGAAGCCCCACAACGCCAAGGTGCTGAACCGGGAGCTGCTGCGGCTGGAGACTTCGCTGAAGGCGGCGGGGGAGAAGCCCATCTTCTGCTTCCTCCACTATCCACCCCTGTATCAGGGCTACCAGTGCCCGGAGATCCTGTCCCTGCTGGAGACGTACAAGGTGGAGCTTTGCTGCTACGGCCATCTCCACGGGCCGGTGATCCGCCGGAGACAGGAGGGAAAATACGGAAATACGGAATTTTCTCTGATCTCCGGCGACTATCTGGGGTTTGTACCGAAAAAAATTTGCGAAAAGTGCTGAATAATTAGAATAAATGCGAGAGAACTCGACAAGAGTTTTCCCGCATTTATTTTTTTGTCAAAAAGCCAGCAGAAAAGGAGGCGGGCAGGTTGAGTAAAAGACATCTCATGCTGAAAGACCGCATGGAACTTGAAAGATTGTATGGAATAGGGTTCGGTGCGGCGGAGATCGCAACGAAGCTGAAAGTCCATCGCTCCACTGTGTACAACGAGTTGAAGCGCGGAGACACCGGAGAGATGGACGAAAATGGGCGGTTTGGGTATAGCGCGGAGCTGGCGCAGCAGAGACTTCTTGAAAATTACCGCCAGAGAAGAACGGCGAGAGCCTGACCAGGGAGAGGGGTACATATATGAAAGCCGCATACTGCGAAATCAAACGGGGCCGGAACTGCGTGACGGTCAATTACTATTCTAAGGAGGGATACGGCCTGGAGCTGGGCTGCCGCAAGCTGGAGCGGGAGCGCCGGGAGGCGTATGCGGCAAAGCGGCGCAGGCTGAACAGAATTAGGGAGAACATCGGGGCGGGCGTTGGTATGCTGGGATTTCTGCTGCTTCTCTGTGCGGGAGGAACTGAGGAAATTTCCACGATTATCATGACCGGGGCCGCCGGGCTGGTGTTGATGGTGCTGGGCGGCTGGCTGGGCCATGCGTTCTACGGCCAGGAGGAAAATGCAGAGTGGCTGCGCCGGATGCGGGAACGGGGAGAAGTGGAATGACCGAGGAACGAGAGGCCATCCACCGGCGGGCAATCGAAAGAGAGCGGGAAAACCGCTGGAACGCAAAAGGCCGGGCCTGTGTCACCCATCCTAAGTACGGTTCTGTGGTGGTGCCGCACAGCTCCAACCTCGCGGCCTTGATGAATGCGGCGGAATACTGGGACTGCGACTGGTCGGAGATCACCGGCGCGTCGGTCATGGTGGCAAAACCAGGAGACGGCCCGGCAGTGAAACCGAAAGAGTTTTGCAACCTGGTTGCAAGTGATTTGAGATGATCGGAGGAACTGAATATGAAAGTGAGAATTAACGCCCATGGAAACGCCTTGCCGGAGGCTCACGGAGAATGGATTGACCTTTGCACAGCAGAGGACACCACACTGAGCTTTCTGGAGTACAAGATCGTTTCCCTGGGCATTTCTATTGAAATTCCGGCGGGCTACTATGCCCATATCGTGCCGAGGTTGTCCACATTCGGGAAGTGGGGCATCCTTCTTGCCAACAGCATGGGTGTGATCGAGAACGATTACTGCGGCGACGGGGATGTGTGGGGCTTCCCGGCGGTGTGCCTGCGCAAGGACGGGACAACCATTCCAAAGGGAACACGCATTTGTCAGTTCCGGCTTGTGGAGAAAGCGCCGCCTGTTGAGTTTGTGCAGGTGGAGAGCCTGGGAAACGAAAACCGGGGCGGATACGGAAGCACCGGAGAGCGGGCGGGTATGACCGAGAGCAGACAGCCGCAGGAAATGCCGGGCCAGAGAATGAGCCGGGTCGAGCGGATGTTTGGGAGCCGTGATAGCTGGGCTACACCGGCGGCGGACGATGGACAGGGGCCGTATAAGGGGTTCTTGCTGATCGAGTGCGAGGAGTGCGGAGCAGTCAAAGCGTTCTGCGCAAAGCGAGAGACCTACGCCTTTAAGTGTTCCTGTGGGCATGAAACCCCGCTGGAAAATCTGCGCCCGCTGTTCATGCACTGCAAATGCGGAAAGAGCTTCCGATACAAAACCAATGTCACGGCACAGACCATCACCCACACCTGCCTGAATTGCAAGGCACCGGTGGACATGGAGCTGAACAGCAAAGGTAACGCGTATGTGACTGTTGGAGTGAGAAAGGGGCAAGCATGAAAAAGTTTTTTGAAATCTTGTCTGCTGCGTTGTTCTTAGCGGTGACGGTAACTTGGGCCGCAGCCCTTATTCTGGCCGGGCCTGCACTGCTGAAACTCTGTATTCTGTACCTGTTTGGATAAGGAGGGGCAGACATGAAGCTGTCAAAGTATGTGAAGCTGGTCAAGGGCGGCGGATATTGCATGGTCGCCCATGTGGAAGATAGCGGGATTTGGCTGGGAACCAGATCGGCAATCTTCCGAGCAACCGAGCTGCCGGACATGGTGGGAGAAGAACAGGTGCGCACGGTTCTGGATATGCCGGAAAAGGCATGGGAGAAAGTTCATTTTGACGAGCGCTGGGAGGGCACAGTTAAAAGCATCTTTGGGATGAACCTTTCTGACTATGCGGACGGCGAGCAGGACACCGAAAAACTGAAAGTGATGGCAGCGCCGGATGGGCTTTGGTGCGATTGCCGCCGGAGCATGGATGATGGTGAGCTGATCTTTTACCGCGAGGCGATGCTCTCTCCCCTAGCGGAGCAGATCAAGGAAAGCGACTACATCAGGTACACGGTCAGAAAAATGGAGAGCGGCCAGCGGTATTTGGTGGTGCATGACGGGTTCGAGGTGCTGGCGGCGATCATGCCGGTGCGGATTGTGACCGAAAAGTATCTGGCAGACCTGTCGGAGTTTCAGGCGCTATGCACCGAGCAGTTTTACCGCGAGCGGGCGCGGGGAGAGTTTGCGGCCCAGGAGACCGAGGAGCCGGATGCGGAGCAGATCGGGATGGAGGATACACCGGAAAATGAAAACTGAAACCGTGGAAGCTCGGGCGGTAAAGATTGCTGCGAAAATTATGCAGGCAGATGGACTTTGCCGTTACGATGATGTGGACAAGTGCCGCAGGGTATATGTGACTGAGGAAACCTGCGAACGGTGCATCCGTTCGTGGCTGCTGACCAAGGCGAAAGTGGAGCTAATCAGAGAGGGGAAAATGAAGCATGAATGTTGAAAGAGCGCGGGAAATTCTCGACCCGGAACATCGGGAGAACTACGACGGTATGGAGGCTGTAAATGAGGCTTGCCGGATGGGGCGGGATGCGTTGGGGAAACTGGTGCCGCTGCGCCCCTATCCTGACGGCGGTAAAAATATCATGGCCTGCCCCCGCTGCGGGAGCGGCGAATACCTGCACAATGAGGACGGGAATGAGCAGAACTTCTGCGGGCAGTGTGGGCAGGCTATCGAATGGAGATAAGCCATGAAGAATTTTGAGAAAAAGAGGGGCGGGAGCCAGCTCAATTTTCTTGACGAGATCATAGTGGACAACTTTGCAGGGGGCGGCGGGGCCTCCACAGGCATGGAGCTGGCAACAGGGCGTCCGGTGGCAATCGCCATCAACCATGACCCTGATGCAATCCTAATGCACCGGACAAACCACCCATACACGGAACACCTGCAAGCGAGCGTGTGGGATGTAGACCCGAGAGAGGTTTGCCGGGGCCGTCCTGTGGGGCTTGCGTGGTTCTCGCCGGACTGTAAGCACTTCTCCAAAGCCAAAGGCGCGGCGCTGGTAGACCGGAATATCCGGGGCCTTGCGTGGATTGTGCTGCGATGGGCCGGGACTGTCCGCCCGCGGGTGATTATCCTGGAAAATGTGGAGGAGTTCGTTACCTGGGGGCCTGTACGAAAAGGAAAACCGGTGAAGAAAAAAGCCGGACAGACCTTTCAAAAATGGAAGCGGCATCTTCTGGAGCTGGGGTATCAGGTTGAACACCGGGAGATCGTTGCGGCAGACCTGGGAGCGCCGACCACAAGAAAACGCTTTGTGCTGGTTGCTCGCTGCGACGGGCGGCCTATCGTGTGGCCGGAACGGACGCATGGGCCGAGAGACAGCGAGGAGGTACGAGATGGGCGGCTGATGCCATGGAAAAGCGCCGCGGAGATCATCGACTGGAGCGTACCTTGCTACTCTGTATTTGCCAGTAAGCGGGAGCTGAAAGAAAAATATGGTGTGAACGCCGTCCGGCCACTGGCGGATAACACCATGCGGCGGGTTATCCGGGGCGTGGACAAGTTTACCATCCGAAGCGGTCACCCGTTCATCGTGGAGTGCAACCACGGAGGGGACGGACACGCAAGAAGTACAGAGGAACCGGTCAACACCGTTACCAGAAAATATACCGGGGGAATTTGCACACCCGCTCTTGTGCCGTTCACATTCAGCAATACGGGCGGAAGCGTGGGGGAGAGTTTGCGCGGGCCGGTTGGAACGGTGAGAACCGCAGGAAGTCAGGTTTTAGCTGCGGCGAACATTATTCAGTACCACACAGAGCAGACGGAAAATGTTCGTGCAAACGGGCTGAGGATGCCGCTGCCGACGGTGGACGCCTCCAACCGGTACGGGCTGACCACGGCACAGCTTGTAGAATATTTCGGGAATGGGCAGCCGATTGATGTGAGAAAGCCGATGCACACGGTAACGAGCCACGACCGGGAGGCGATAGTCTGCACCCACATCTGCAAGTATTACGGAGGCGTGATAGGGGCGGAAGCGCAAGAGCCGCTGCCGACGGTGACGGCGGTTGACCACAATGCGGTAGCGGCGGCCCATATTGTCGAGTTCAAAGGGCGGGACATTGGGCAGGACGCAGATCGGCCACTGCGCACGATCACGGCATCTGCCGGGGAATTTGCAGACTGCCGGGCAGAGCTGATGGAGGCGGGAAGCCAAGACCTGATGCACTGGCCGGAAGTCCGCGACCTGCTCAACCGCCATTGTGGGTATGAGATGGCAGACGATGAAATTCTGCTGCTGGAGATCGGCGGAGGGCTTTACTTTATCGCAGACATCCTTCTGCGGATGCTGACGCCGCGGGAACTCTATAACGCCATGGGTTTTCCACCAGATTACATCATCGACCGGGACTACCTGGGCAACGAGTACGGGAAAACAAAGCAGGTGGCCCGGTGCGGGAACGCGGTATGCCCTCCCATGGCGACGGCCCTTGTACGGGCAAACCTGCCGGAGTGGTGTAGCCGGACGATCACGACCATGGAGGAGCTGGAAAAAGCTGTGACGGCATGACGAGAACTGCAACAATGGAGGCGATTTGATGGACTGCTATTACTGCAAAGCAAAGGAATACTGCATAGCTGCGGCGCAGCCGGGGTCGATGATATGCTTGGTGAACCGTATGAGGTATGGAGGCACACACGCGGACGATGCGCCGCCCCGTCAGGCCGGAGGCTTTTGCCAATACTGCGGTCGCCCGCTGCGAGAGATCGGACAGGAACGGTTCTGCAACAATGTGAACTGCCAGAACCGGTATGTGAGCGTATGACGGGAGGCGGCTGTGGCATGAGCAAAAAGAATATGCGCCGTATCTCTATTCTGGTAACGGCGCAGACGGCAAAGAACCTGGAACGGCTGGTGTCCATGTGCGGATACCGAGAAATCGGGATGGTCGTGGACAAACTGACCAGAGAAAAAATGATCTCCCTGCATACGGATGCTTTGATGCCGGGAGAAAGAAAGGGGAAACAGATATGAGATACCGGTGTAACTGCCCGGAATATGAGGAGCGGCCCTGTGACAACCCAAACGAGAAATTGGAGTGCGAGGAGTGCCAGCATGGAGAGATTGACCATCAGGAACAGTGACGACAGCGTATCACAGCCGACCGGGTTGAACTGGGCGGATGCGCTGGAACGGCTTGCCGCCTATGAGGATACCGGATTGGAGCCGTGCGAGGTAAACGAGAAGTACGCAACTATTATGGAGTTCAACAAATTGCGGCTTAAAATCAGCCTTGCAAGGCTTTGCAAAATCTTGCAGGCCGAAACGGAGGGGCGGTGCGTGGTGCTTCCGTGCAAGATTGGAGACACGCTAAACAAGTATGTGAACCAAGCACGAGAGTTTGAGGAACTATACATAAAGCTCTATACTGCAACAGGCTTTACAGCGGAGAAACTTTTGGAAATGTTCGTTGCTGGGTATGTGTTGCAAAAACCAGATTACTCAAAACAGTTGGCAGAGATGGCGAATTTAGCGGAGACAACAACGCCGAACGAACTGCCGAAGCGGCGCTGAGTGTGGTAGGGGAAAGTGAGGAGCAGAGATGAACGAGAAAACAGTTTATACCTGCACAGACCAGGAGCATGACGCCTGGGTGTGCGGGAAGTGCGGATACATAGAGAACTTTGAGGCGGACGGCCCGGAGGAAAACGGGTGGCGCTTCTGCCCTGCCTGCGGGCGGGAAATCGTGATTGCGGATGAAACATCAGAGCTAACGAAAAAACAATGGGGCTGGATTTTGGGACGGTTCAGCCGCGCGGAATAGACAAGGAGGTCGGGAGATGGAAGGGAGCGAGCTGTGTCCATTCGATAACGCTGAATGTATGTGCCAGTTTTGCGAGGAGCCATGCAACAATGGGCTGAACTGCTGGGAATGCAAAAACGAAGGTAAACAGGTTCACAGCATCTACCTCTGCACGGGGTTCAAAGGAGACCTGAACAGGTATCTTGAAAACTGGAAAGCGCACCGGATGGAGGGGGAAAATGAGCCGGAGAAAAGATAGCCCGTCCCGCTGGCGGGTATGGCCCAAAGAGAAAAAGACCAGGAAGCCAGAGGCCAAGCGGGATACAGAGGAGCTGGTGCGGTGCAAAGAGTGCTGCCACCTGGAGATTACTGGCTGTTACGGGGAATGTGGCCGTGGCTACCTGGGCATTGTGCGCCCGGATGATTATTGCAGCCGGGGACGGCGACGAGAAAAAAGCACCTGACAATTCAGCGAGCGGCAGCGGTCGCG